CTCCTTCCCGTCTCACAGACGACAATAAAGGATTCAATCTTGGTAAGACCACTGAAGTCCTCCGTGACGAACTTAAGTTCACGAAGTTCATTGGTCGTCTCCGCAAGAGATTCGCTGAGATGTTCCACGACATGCTTAAAACCCAGCTCATCCTTAAGGGAGTAATTGCTCCAGAGGATTGGGATGACATGAAGGAGCACATCCAGTTTGACTTCCTCTTTGATAATCACTTCAATGAACTAAAAGAAATTGAAATGATGAACCAGAGAATGATGACTGTCACTCAGATGGATCCTTTTGTTGGCAAGTATTTCTCTGTAGAATACATCCGTTCCCATATCTTGGGTCAAACCAATAAAGATATGCGCGAGATTGACAAGCAAATGAAGGGAGACATCTCTTCTGGTCTTGCAATCGATCCTGCTCAGCAGAATATGCTTGATACAATGACGCAGCAGAATACTGCATTGTCACCTGAAATCCAAGCTATTCAAGCAGATGATGCGGCGGAAAGAAACGAACTTGCTGCCGATGCTGCTATGGAAAGAGAGGTAAAGAAAGAGAAGTCCGCGCCTCAACCTTCAAATAATAATAAATAAATTATACTCAATAATTGTTATGTCTGAACAAACTGAAGTTAATAACGATTTAGGTGCTGTAGATATCGTCGGTAAAATCGATGATAATCAAAGAGCATCTGCTATCGATGCTATTCACGATATGTTGTTTTCCAAAGCTTCCGAAGCAATGGCAGACTACAAGAAAGTGGTAGCGAATACATTCTTTGACGAACCTACCGAAACGGAAGTAACCGATGAAACTGATAACGGAAACGATTGAAGACGTTAAACTCCTTACTGAGGAGAAGAACGGAAAGAAACTCCTTTACATTGAAGGGGTATTTTTACAATCAGAACTAAAGAACCGTAACGGTCGTATGTATCCTTTTAGTGTTCTTGAGCGCGAGGTCAAGAGATACAATGAAGAATACGTACAATCAAAACGTGCTCTAGGTGAACTCGGTCATCCTGATGGTCCTACCATCAATCTCGATAGAGTGTCTCATAGAATTGTTTCTCTAAAGGCGGAAGGAAATAACTTCATTGGCAAGGCACAGATCCTTGACACGCCTATGGGTAACATCGCCAAAAACCTTTTAGGGGAAGGCGTTCAACTAGGTGTTTCCTCTCGTGGTATGGGAAGCATTCAAAAAGTAGAAGACTGCAACGTTGTTGCGGACGACTTCATGCTCACCACTGCTGCAGATATTGTAGCAGATCCTTCTGCACCTGATGCATTTGTCAATGGTATCATGGAAGGTAAAGAGTGGGTATGGCAAAACGGTATTTTAAAAGAGCGCGAAGTTGCTAAATACCAACGTTATATTGACAACGGTTCGCGCCGTGAGTTGGAAGAGAGAACCCTCAAAGTCTTTGAGGATTTCCTCGGAAAACTCTGATTTATAAATAAACTTAGATTAATTATACGGAAAACACGAGGTAAACTCAAATGTCAGATATGCTAAACGAAAAATTTGAGGAGTTCGTTACCGAGCAAAAGGTGATTGTAGAAGCTGGCGATCCTATGCCAACCGTTTCTGCAAACGTCATCCCTGGCACTGGTAGTGAACCTTCTGAGGTTTCTGACGCACAGACTAGTTCTGCAAGCGGAAAGGATCCTGCTCCTAAGGTAGAACCTTCTGCCGCTTATGGTCAATCTGCTCCAGCGGATCTTGGTGGAACATCCACCACTCCTAACGAGCATGATGACGATGGTGAAGAGAACCCTGGAGCTAAAGCAGCAGCACCTATCTCCCAAGTTTCTGGAGATCCTCAACAACGTGCTGGTGACTCCCCTGATCCTCAACCTTCCGTAGGTGCTGAAGTAGCATACGGCACTAAGATGGGTAGCGCAGTTACCTATCCAATCAAACCATCAATGGAAGATCTTGATGTTTCCGCTGATGTTGCTGCTCTCGTAGAGGGCACTGAACTCTCTGAGGAGTTCGCTGAGAAAGCAAAGACTATTTTCGAGTCTGCAGTTAAAGCGAAAATCTCTGAAGAGTATGACAAGCTTGTAGAGCACTTTGCCACTGAATTGGAAAAGCAAGTTGAAACTGCTAAGGCAGAACTTTCCGAGGAAGTTAATGGCACTGTGAACTACGCTATCGGTACATGGATGGAGCAAAACCAAGTTGCCGTGGACCGTGGCATTAGAAATGAGATCACCGAAGACTTCATTGCAGGTCTTAAGGGTCTCTTTGAAGAGCACTACATTTCTATCCCAGACGAGAAAGTCGATGTGGTAGAAGGTATGGCCGAATCGATTCGTGAAATGGAAGAGCGCCTTGACGAACAGGTCAAAGCAAATGTGAAATTACAATCCCGTCTAAATGAGACTGCTAAACTCAACGTTCTGAACACTGTTTCGGAAGGACTTGCAGATACTCAGAAAGACAAACTCGCTGCACTCGCTGAGGGCGTTGAGTTTACTACCGAAGAAGAGTTCTCTAAGAAAGTCAAGACTATCAAAGAGTCCTACTTCAAGGAAGCAACTGTAACTCAAAGTGAAGTTGCAGACGAAACTCCAGTAGAAGGAGAGAATGCAGAGGTAACACCAGCAATGGCACAATACCTCAATGCTCTCAATCGCTGGTCTAACTGATAATAATTAATCCCAAATTTTTTCAAGGAGCAAAATGTTTAACTCTAAAGCTCTAACCGAAAAGTGGGCACCTGTTCTAAGTCATGAAGGCGCTGGCGCAATCAAAGACAATTATAGAAGGGCTGTTACCTCTGTTCTGTTAGAAAACACAGAAAGTCAACTACGCGAAGAGCGTGGTATGATCAACGAAGCATCCAACACTGCTGGTGCAATTGGCACTAACGCATTGTCTGGTAGCGGTCTAGATACAAAAACTGGTGGTCTTGCAGGTTTCGACCCTGTAATGATCAGCCTCATCCGTCGTGCAATGCCTAACTTGGTTGCATATGACATTTGTGGCGTTCAACCAATGAGCGGTCCTACTGGACTAATCTTCGCGATGAAGTCGCACTATCAAGATGACAGCAGAGCACTCCGTGCTGGTGCAGAAGCACTCTACAACGAAGCTGATGTCAACTTCTCCAGTTCTTCTGCTGGTCCTGGTGCATACGACAACACTCCTCTCGGAACTGACGACGTTAACCCTCTTGGTGACGGCGGTACTACCGATGCTAACCCAGGTCTTCTTAACGACGCAACTGGTGGCGGCACAACTGCTGCTAACTACGAGCGTGGTAACACTGGACTTGCACGTAACGTAGCAGAAACTCTTGGCGCTGGTTCTACTCTCTTCAACGAGATGAGCTTCAGCATCGAGAAGACCTCGGTCACTGCGAAGACCAGAGCACTCAAGGCAGAATACACCTTGGAACTTGCTCAGGACCTCAAGGCGATCCATGGTCTAGATGCTGAGCAAGAACTTGCTAACCTTCTTTCTAGCGAGATCCTTGCTGAAATCAACCGTGAAGTTGTTAGAACTGTCTACACTGTCGCTAAGTCTGGCGCACAGAACAACGTTGCTAACGCTGGCGTATTTGACCTCGACGTTGACTCCAACGGCAGATGGTCGGTTGAAAAGTTCAAGGGACTTATGTTCCAGATCGAAAGAGATGCTAACGCTATCGCGCAGCAAACTCGTAGAGGAAAGGGCAACTTCATCATCACTTCTGCTGATGTCGCTTCTGCTCTCGCAATGTCTGGCACCCTCGACTATAGCAGCGGTCTAACTGGCGCTGGTGGTCCTTCCATCGGTGAAGTTGATGACACTGGTAACCTCCTAGTCGGCACCATGAACGGTCGCATTAAGGTCTACGTTGACCCTTATTCTGCTAACGTTTCCAACACTCACTACTATGTTGTTGGTTACAAGGGTTCTTCCCCTTATGACGCAGGTCTGTTCTATTGCCCATACGTTCCCCTACAGATGCTCAGAAGCATCGATCCTAGCACCTTCCAGCCTAAGATTGGCTTCAAGACTCGCTACGGTATGGTTGCTAACCCATTCGTTGTACAAAGCAACGGCACACCTGATGCTGAAGCACTTACTGCTTCCCGTAACCAATACTACAGAAGAGTTAGAGTTGCTAACCTTACCTGATATATTGTTACGATATCAAGACAGGGGACCCACGGGTCCCCTTTTTTTGTGCTTAAATAGTAGTATGTATCTTACGGTAACTCTATGCCTAGAGGAAACATGAAAAAGATTGACATCGAACCCAGGATCCTTAAACTAAAAACAGAGATTTATGAGGGACGATACGACGGCGCTAGTGAGGATTGGCTCAATGGTGCTCATCATTCCTTGAATCTAGTTCTTAATCTCCTTCAAGAGTATAGTTCATGAACCAACCATCACTGGTTTTACTTTTGTGTTTATCACCGTTAGCGGTGATTTTTGTTGTTATGAAACTAGCTTTCTGGTTAACAGAGACTGCATCATTTCGCGCAAAGACTGAAGAGTTGAAGCGTATGCAACATGGACCTTATGAGTTCTACGACGACGAAGAAGAAGAAGATGACTGGTAACGATTATCCATACAGTAAAGACTACCGACTATTATACAGGAGGGTATCCGAAATGAGAATTGAAATGCTAATGGACGAACCTTGTCCATTGTATGAACCAGGATGGGAAGACGTTACAGACTCTCCCGCAGACTGGGCAGACTTCTGGGAGAATGAAGATGCCGCCTAAAGACTGGATATGGAATGGAGGAAAGGTCGAACCTCCGCATAGATTAACAAAAGAAGAAGTACAGGAGATGATCGATGATGCCATACGACAACATAATCGTAACGCTTCAATTATCAGTTTTTGTGTTGGGTGGGTTGTTCTTGCACTTTTTGCTGAGGGTCTGCTTCGACTTATTGGAGTGATTCCACCTTTACTACCATGGTTGAAAATAACCTTATAGTCCTTCAGTGGATATTAGTAGTGGTCGTGTTCTTTGCAGGAATATCTTTATTCTGCCAAGGACATGCAATCTTACATGGTAAATATGGGTATAAACATGCAGGACGTGAGAAGAAGCGTGCTGAAAATGTTCGCAAGCAAATGGAAAAAATTATCAATGCGAATGGACATTCTAAGAAAGAGGATTAGACAATTGGAAATAGCAGAGAAGATTGATGCTGCTCTGGAAGAGTATTACTCTGAGAGAGGAATGCCTGTGCCACAATGGAAGCAAAGAAAAGATCCAACGTGGTGGAGAGACTATCTCATTGATCTAGGACTCGATCCACACAACCCATAAATACTTATAGCTTGGGAAGTTGACATGTCCGCTGAATGGTATAAGGAACAACCTTCCAATAGGAATTTCTTAAACCCTATTGGTTATCTCTTGAAACTGGAAAAGTTTGAGGGAGTAGATTTCTTTTGCCAAACAGCAAACGTCCCCGACGTTGCAATGCCGAACATTGAAATAAGTTCTCAGTTTAGAAACTTACCAATTGTTCCTGGTGGTGGTGTAACGTTCGGGGATTTTACTGTACGTTTTATTGTAGATGAAGACCTCAAAAATTATAATAGCATTCATAAGTGGATGCGTGACAATGGAAATGCTGATCAAATGGCAAGGACCACACCTGAGGCAGATATTTACACCAACGGACAATTGCACATTGTCACAAGCGCGTACAACCCAGCATTCATCGTAGAATTTAGAGACCTGTTTCCTGTATCACTCACAGGTTTACAATTTGATGCTACAATAACTGATGTGGAATACCTTACTGCAGAGGTGACATTCAAGCACCAGCAGTTCTTCCTTCGTGATAAATCTATGCAACCTTTATGAATTTTGAATCTCTTCGTAATAAGTTTGACAAATTGAGAGAACAGTGGGCGGAAGATTCCGCTGTAGAATTTCAATTCAAGAATAAACAGTATACCACAGATTTGGGACAGTTGGCACTTGACATCCCTTTTCAACATAATAAATACTTAAACCATTACACTGACATCTCGCAGATCAAGACTTCGCTAGAATTTGAGATCCGTAAATTGGTAAAGGAAAAGCGTGAATATTATTCTGGAGAAGCAGACGCTAAAGTTTACGCCGCCAAACCATTTGGATCAAGCATTAAGACTTCTGAAAAAATGAAAACCTACCTTGAGTCTGATGATGAAATCATCAACCTTGAGGCGAA